TTTAGGAATAGCAGTAGGAAGTCCGGGAAATGTATTCGATACTGCAGAGGATTTCCAAATAGGTGTATCTCGACAAAATACTGATAATATATTGGTATTAAGCACTTTACTAGACGAAGCCAGTCTTCTCGCTGTTATTATCGTTAAAGAGCCTAATTCTAATGTTTATAAAGTCGCATCTGCTAATTTTATTAAGCATTCATTTAGCGAAGGAAATCCTGAAGATTCCTTTTCTCTAACTGTTGAAAGTGGATCTGAATCTGGTTCTGGTTCTGGTTCTGGTTCTGGTCCTGGTTCTGGATCTGGTTCTGGTTCTGGTCCTGGTTCTGGATCTGGATCTGGTCCTGGATCTGGATCTGGTTCCAAAGATAAGTCCAATAAATCGTGCAATAGTCAATATGACGGCAAACCTAGCTATATTTGTCCAAATAATAATAATAATTCAAGTGGTAGTGATAATTCTGATTATATTAAAAAAACAGAAATAGTTCCCCCAGTATGCCCTGGTTGTCCTCCTTGTCCAAATGTTACACCTGCTTCGTGTAATTTATCTATTAATAGCAATGGTGAAATTGTAGATTGCACCGGCAAAAAATATGAACCAGAAGGTGCATTTTCGAGTGCTTCACCTGCCGAATTCGGTGGTATTGGTAGTACAGTGTCTTCGGTCGCAGGAGATATTTCAGGTGTAGCAAATAATACAGTGAATACAGCAGGTGATGTAGTAGAAAAGGGATTGGATACGGCGACTGGTGCATTTGATAAGACATTAGATACGGCGACTGGTGCATTTGATAAGACATTGGATACTGCCGGAAATGTATTAGAAACTACAGTTGATGGTGCCGGAAATGTATTAGAAACTACATTTGATGGTGCCGGAAATATTGTTGGAGAATTGGGCGATACTGTGGGTGATATAGCATCCGGTATTGGTCAAGGTGTAGGGGAGATAGGCACAGGTGCATCCGATCTAGTACAAGGTATTTCTTCTGATGTTGCCGGATTAGGTAATAATGTAATAGACTCCACAACAGGATTACTTAAAAGCACTGGGGAAGGTATTGTTGAAATGTCCCAGCAACAACAACAACAAATGATACAGCAACAGCAACAAATGCTACAAGGTTATATGCAACAAGGTTATATGCAACAAATGCAACAAATGCAACAACCGCAACAAATGCAACAAGGTTATCCTATGCAACAAGGAATGGGATATAGTTATCCTCAGACGTGTCCAAGAGGTGGTTCAAACTATGTTCCTATTACCAACGATTTTTCACAATTTTCTTAAAGAATAGTGTGGTTAATTATTCAACTTAATACTAATTCGTTAAATAAGTAGTATTAAAAAAAAGGCTTAGAATAAAAAGTCATTTTATTATATGAGCGGATATATGAATGAAACAACAACTAAAACTAATATTAAACAAGAATGTTTGGATTATACTGAAATTTTAAATAGAACACAAATTGCGAATGATATAACCGATATGCTTAAATCATTCGACAAAAGATGTATGGATGTACAATTTAAAAAAGGAATTTATATTTACGGTTCGCCAGGTTGTGGAAAATCATATTTTGTTGTTAATTTATTAAAAAAATTAAATTACGACGTCATTAAATATGACGCAGGTGATATCCGTAATAAATCATTAATTGATAATATCACAAGCAATAACATTTCAAATCGAAATGTCCTGGATATGATGGCGGGAAGAGTGAAAAAAATAGCCATTGTTATGGACGAAATCGACGGTATGAATAATGGGGATAAAGGCGGTATTAATTCTCTTATTAAATTAATTCGCCAAAAAAAAACTCAAAAACAAAGGTTAGAAAATATGACTTTAAACCCCATTATATGCATTGGTAATTATTATATGGATAAAAAAATACGTGAATTAATGAAGGTATGTTATACGTTTGAATTAAAAACGCCTACTACACGTCAAGTAGAAACCATTTTAAATCGTATAATACCTACGGAAAAAATCCGCAATAATAAGGAAATGATTATTAATTATATTCAAGGTGACATACGTAAATTAAATTTTACAACTGACCTTTATGAAACTAAATCACATTTGTTAGACCAAAATATAATTCAAGATATTTTTCAAACAAAATCATTCAATGAAGATTCGAAAAGGCTTACGGCTACACTATTTAATCAGTATATACCGTTTAAAGACCATAATATTAGAATGAACGACACAGATCGGACAATTATTGCTTTGCTATGGCATGAAAATATCATCGACATCATCGCTCATATTCCAAAAAATCAACAATTATCATTTTATATTAAGATATTGAAAAATATTTGTTTTGCGGATTATATTGACCGTATTACTTTTCAAAATCAAATCTGGATATTTAATGAAATTAGTTCTTTAATTAAAACGTTTCATAATAATAAAATTCTACACGAAACTTTTAATGAGAATAGAAGCGTTTCACACGAAGATGTTCGGTTTACCAAAGTATTGACCAAATATTCAACTGAATACAACAATCAAATATTTATCAACAATCTTTGTCTTGAATTAAATATGGATAAAAAAGATGTACTAACATTTTTCCAAGAATTACGTATTACTTTATCAAAAATAGATGACAATGATTTTTTAACCAATCCTGAGAATATAACATATCTTGAAAATCTTTTCGAAGGATATGAGATTTCAAAATTAGATATTAAAAGAATGTATCGATATTTAGATAAAAATGTTAAAAAAGATGCATTATTAGAAGAAGAAATAAACTAATTTATTATTTAGGTAAATACTATACTATAGATTTATAATATAGTATAGTATAATATAATATGGGTTACCATAGGTGTATTTTAGAATATGTCTGGATTGATGCATTTAATAATCTTAGATCAAAAACAAAAGTTTTCGATAAAGAAGCAAATTACGTAAAAGATTTGCCTATTTGGAATTATGACGGAAGTTCAACTGGTCAGGCTGAAGGAATTGATTCAGAAGTAATGCTTATACCCCGTGCTATTTATAGAGATCCTTTTCGCGGGGATCCGAATAAAATTGTTCTTTGTGAAACACAAAGACCTGATGGATCCTATTTAGAGAATAGTCATCGACATTGGGCAAATGAAATTTTTGAACAAAACAAATCTGCTATACCGTGGTTCGGTCTTGAACAAGAATACTTTTTGATGAGTGCGAACACAAAATTACCACTAGGTTACGACGAAACCCAAAAACAGGGACAGTTTTACTGTAGTGCTGGTACTGAAAACGCATTTGGGCGTGATATAGTAGATGAACATCTAACTGCGTGCCTTTTCGCAGGACTTCAGATAAGTGGTATAAATGCCGAAGTAGCACCTGCACAATGGGAATTTCAAGTTGGACCATGTGTTGGAATAGACCAGGGTGATGAATTATGGGTCGCACGTTACTTATTAGTTCGTACTGCGGAAAAATACAATGTAATTGTTGATTTTTCACCCAAGCCTTTAAAGGGTGATTGGAATGGATCTGGTTGTCACGCAAACTATAGTACTCAACATATGCGTAATGGTGAAACTGATAAATACGGTAATCATAAAGAAGGTCTTGAATTTATCAACGAAGCGGTTGAAAAATTATCAAAAAAACACGCCGAACATATGGAAGTATACGGCAAGGACAATGACCAACGTATGAGTGGCGAACACGAAACAGCCAGTTACGATAAATTTAGCGTTGGAATAGCACATAGAGGTCGTTCAATCCGCATAGGACATGAAACTCTTGTGGATAAAAAAGGATATTTTGAAGATCGTCGTCCAGGTTCTAATTGCGACCCTTATCTTGTAACCGGAATGCTGTTTAGAACGACTATGATTGATGAATAATTTTTGTAAAATTTTTTTAATAGCAATAATATAAAATGTCTCATTTATTTAAAATTGTTAATGTTTTTTCAAAATCCCCAAAAATTCTATTAATGACTGGTAATTCTAAGATTATTGGTAATTGTACGTATAGTATTATTAATAAAACAGACGCGGTTATTAATAATTTATATATCGAACACGAATATCGAAATAGTGAAAACGGAAGTAAATTATTACAATATACCGAAAGTATTCTTAAAAATAATTATTCTATTGAGAAAACTTCCCTTCTTGCACATGAAAAGGTTAATTGTAGTCTGAGTAATTTTTTTAAAAAAAATGGGTATTATATTAGTAATACTAATTATGATATGTATGACGATGGATTAAATATGTTCAATCTAATACCAATGCATAAACGGTTGAAATTACACTAATAATATTTGTATTCTATATAATATTTGATAATATATAGGATGGAGAATAATAAAATTCAATCACGTATAATTTGTGGTACAATATCTTCTTTTATTGCTACAACTATTGTACATCCTTTTGATGTGTTAAAAATATCTCGTCAGATAAATATTAAACCGCAATATACTTTTTCTAATTTATATCGTGGTTATAGTATTGGTCTTTTCAGACAACTTACATATTCCGTACCAAATATTTTTATGTTTACTGAATTGAATAATTTTCATAAAAAAAAATTTAATAATGAACCTGATTATAAATGTAAATTATTATATGGTATATTGTCAGGTGGTGTAAGTGGGTTTACTGGTAATCCGAGTGAAGTTTTATTGGTTCGTTCACTCAATCCAAACGAACCGAAACTATCACTTGGAACTCAAATAAAAAATGTTTATAATGCATATGGTATTACTGGATTTTTTAATGGTTATAAATTAGCTATCGCGCGATCTACTATTTATAACGGCATAAGACTACCGTTATATTCTCAAAGCAAAGGAAAAATACAAGATATGTATCCAACATTAAAAGGAACAACCTCCTTACATTTTATCTCTGCTGCTATTAGCACAATTACAGCTATTATTATAAGTAATCCAATCGACGTTATTAAATCACGTGCACAAAAAGAAAAAACAAAAAATACTCTTGAATTAACAAAGAATACTTTTAAAAAGGAAGGGTTTGGACTTTTGACCCGCGGGTTAACCGCCAGTATATGTAAAAGTTTTCCTCATTCCATTATTTCGTTTATTGTATTAGAAAAATCAATGTTATTAATGACCGGAAAAGATGCTATTTAAAATATAATTTATTTTCATATACTATATGAAAATAAACGTTTTTACCATTAGTTTAATTTTAATCTTAATTGTTTCTATAGGAATGTTTTTTTATTATCATCGTAAAAAAACACATTATAAAGGACGTGGATATTGTGATATAACTGCTGAATATGAATTACCTCAAGTTTACGAAAAATTTGTAACAGATGATGAAGTAAATCATATTTTAAAAAAGGCAAAACCCCAGTTTAGAGAAAGCAAACTGGTTAGTGGTTTTAGTGATAACATTCGCAAAAGTGAAACAGCGTGGTTAACAAAACGAGATCCGGTTATTTCAAATATAATTAAAAAGGTATGTAATATTACAAAAATCCCTTTTGATAATGCTGAAAAAATACAGGTTGTAAAATATGGTCCTAATGGTTTTTATAGTAAACATTTTGACGCCTCATGTGATGATAGAAAAGAATGTGTGGAATTCGAAAAAAATGGTGGACAACGCGTAGTTACAGCTATTATATATTTAAATGACGATTTTACAGGAGGTACAACTGAATTTCCTAATTTAAAACAGGAGTTTATTCCCAAAAAAGGGAATGCGCTCTTTTTTTATTCGCTACAAAAAAATGGTAATCAATGCCACCCATTATCTTTACACGCAGGTAAACCGGTAAACTCAGGTAACAAATATATTGCTAATATTTGGTTACGAGAAAAACCTTATAAAACATTGAATTAACGCATTCGTTGTATAATTTGTTGTGATTCTATTAACAATGTCTCTAATTCTTGGACACGAGACAATAAACGTTTTATTTCTTCTTGTTGTTTTGAAAGAGTAAACACGATTTCATCTGGGTTCATGGGACGTTTATCCTTCCCGGGTGTCTCTACCATAATACGAAATCCATTAGAATGCCTATTTTCCAGATTTTTGCGTTCTTCATCGATTTCCTTCATTTGTTTTAATACGTCCGGTTTATATTCAGGTAATCCAAATTTATATTTTTTTAACAATTCGTCAATATCTTTCATAAAAAACCGTAAAATAGGGGTTTCATTCTTATTTTTTATAAAGTCTTGGACACTTCTAGGACTTTCTGTGAAATATTGCGAATGTTTACTTTCTAACATATTCTTTTTGTCGAATGTATTGTGATTATGTGAGAAAACTAAAATAGTTTTCATGGGGTCTAATTGCACAAATGGTATTGTATATTCTTTTAAAAATGAACGCTCCTCCGCCAGTGATGCCGTTTCATCATAACTTGTATGTTGTAGCAACTCTTTTCGAAAGGCGAATGTACCAGCGGTTGCATGTGTCGGTCCAAATGGTCCACTTTGATACATCTGGTTTATATGTTTATAATAAATATATATCTCACTTGAACCCGCACATAATGCTTGCGGATTTGATAATAATGTATCAACCGCGTGTTCCACCCTTTCAGGTGGATAATAATCATCGTCGTCCATATATACTAACATATCCCCCTTGGCTTTTGTATGCATTAAATTGCGTTTAGCACCTAGTACCATCTTTTCTTGGACACGAATATATTTTATTTGTGGAATGTCTGCTGTTTTTATCAAGTCTTCTATTTTATCAGTTCCGTCATCGATGATAATCCATTCCATTCTTTCCTTTGGATATGTTTGGTTTCGAAAACATTGAAACATCATTTCTATAAAAGGTCTGCGATTAAATGTAGGTGTACATACTGATACAAATGGTTTTGTTGTATTCATTACTCATTATAATCGTGAATATTTTATGTGGTTTATACAAATGAAGATTTAAAACCTTGGTAACGGTATAAACGTTAAAAATATACGAAATATACGTTTTCTAAATTAATTTGTATTTGAATTTGTATTAATATCCAATGCGTTTGATAGATTTCCCAATGAATTAGATAATGCGTCCATTGCTTCATGTAATTCCTTTGCCTCTGTTGCTTTTTTTATCAAATAATCTTTAATTAATTTTATTTTGTCGGTAAATATAGACGCCGGATTATCAATATCACTTTCTTGATAATTTTCAATGGAATGCAGACATTCTACAAAATTTAAATATTCATTCACGTCATCATCTGGGTATTCTTTTATCATCGTTTGAATTCCATCCATCATTTCCGTGTTACCAAAATGATTATACATAGTTTTATACAATAATCGCGTTTGCTTCACAAATTCAGTTTTATCAATATCATCGTTCATTCTCTTTTGTTCAAAATTAACTTGGGGTTGCCAATAATTCATATACATACCCAATGCGTTTAACAACATCTTTTCAATGTCTTCAAACGTTTTATCAAAATCATCCGTATTATCAATCTCATATTGAATTTGTTTACAAATTGTATACAATTCTGGGTTCGGTTGATTTTCAAAATGATAAATTGTTTCCGCCATATTTATAATAGTTTATCGAGATAAAATATTATAATATTTCTATAATCATTTCAATTTTATATAATTAACACGTTTACACCGTTGCTTGTGTTTCTTCCTTTGTTTCTTCCTTTGTTTCTTCCTTTGTTTCTTCCTTTGTTTCTTCCTTTGTTTCTTCCTTTGTTTCTTCCTTTGTTTCTTCCTTTGTTTCTTCCTTTGTTT